TTCTAAGCTTGGCAAATTAGAAAAAGCCATTCGTCAGCAGGGTCGAGGCCGCGTTGCCGCCGCAGGTCCGATGCCCGCAAGACTTACCACAGGACAGACAGCCAAGCTCCGCGCACAACAAGCGGGGGCAGCGCTTCTTGTGGACGCCGCAGTTGCGGATGATGGTGTCACCACCCTTGGTGATTTTGTTGAAGGCGGACCAACCATGACCGAAAAAGACATCGGTCTTAGTGGCAAGCTCGAAGCTGGTCGTAGGTTTCGGAATAAACTTCGTATTGGTGCGGAAGCCGGCGCATTGGCCGCAGCATTTCCATATCTACTCAGCACCACAGCACTGGTTGCAAAACCGGGCTTAGTGTTGACGGGAGAAGTGCTGGCACCAGTAGCATCCGGTACACGCAGCGCACTTCAAAAGATCGCAGAAGCAACAGGCAACAGCGCGGCAGCACAATACATCGGTAACATAACCGTGCCTCGGGCAATCACTCGTCGCGCAGCCACGGACCCAGACACGACGATGTCGGATGTGTTTGAGGGTGTCAAAGCTCGGTTACGCTTTCGCGGGAATCTTACGACAGAGGCTGCTGAACGTCGGTCCGAGATCCAGGGTTTTATCGACAGGCAAGCAAACAACGCGGCCTACACAATCAAGGAACTCGAACGAGAAACAAATAAGATATTCAAGGGTGCCAAAACGGTGAGACTAGATGGGTTCGGAGAACTCAGTCGCATCGAGGTTATGAATTCTATCTATGGTTTCATGACCAAGGATCCCAACTTTTTGAACAGTGCCGAAGTGCGTAGAGCAGCCGTCCGGCGCGCAGCCCGTACCGGGGAAGCGTTTGATCCAAACAACCCCAATCATTTGATCGAGGCTGTGCCTGAATTTGCCCGCGCTTCTGTGATAAAGATGCGGCAACAGATTGATGATCTGTCTGCCCGTATCGTCAACAGTGACTACGGGACACAGAATGTGGCACAGGATGTACGGGACGAGATCACCGAAAACTTTGGTAAGTATTTGCGTCGTAAATATCGTGTGTTCGATGACCCCGATGCTTACTTCCGCTCTGATGAGTATGCAAAGAACCGCCGCGAAGTTCTTTCATTTTTACGCGAGAATCCAAACGCTGCGCGTAACTTGTACAACAAGATTGTCACTCAAGCAGAACTTGGCGAAAGACTTGCTGACGATGCGCCTATAACACAACGAGTGCTTACAGATATTGTAGACACTTTTGTAAACAGATATCGAAACAAAATCGGGTTTGTAGAAGACAGCGAGAAACTTTCTCGCACTGCTCGGCTCAAAATGAGCCGTGATATGTTTCGAACAAGGCGGCTTGATGAAGAAGTTTTGAAAAAGCTGCTGGGGGAAATCACAGATCCCACACAAGCATACGTTCGTACTGTTGGAGATTTGGCCGAGACAGTCGCATTAGATAATTTCTACGGATTCTTGCGTAAAGGTCGTGGTAAAATAGTAAATGGTGCCCGCGTGGGTGGCGACGACATCATCGATGGCAATGTTTATGAAAGTTTGTCTCTAGCAAACAGAGCAGACTACACAGAATTGACTGACACAGGCTTTGGTTCTTTAACTTCTGCTGGCAAAGAAGCTCCTGGTGAGTCTCGAATATTTGCCCGCAAGCCCATCTACCGTGACCTGACTCGCAACACAAAGCAATTCAATCCAGAAACAAACCTTGCTATGAGCACCTTTTTGCTGGGTAAAGGCTTCTCTCAAAAAGTAAAGACTGTTTACAGTCCAATTACACAGATTCGAAACGTCACATCCGCTGCATTGTTTGCTGCCGCGCAGGGCAATGTGGGCCGTGGAGCAAATGTGTTCGAGTCCGTGGGTCTTGTCTTAGAAAACATCCGAAAGACTTCGCCCGAAGAACGCGCTGCTTTCTTTCAAGAACTTCAAGAGCTTGGCGTGGTCGGCACACAAGCTCAGTTACGTGAACTTGAACGCACCATCGAAGATGGCTTGCTGTACTACAGCAAAGGAGACGTGGATACTTTTGGTGTGAACTTAGCGCAGAAAAAAGCAAGAGGACTTGGTCTACAATTTTTAAGTTCTATCGACAAACGTGCGCGAGATCTTTACCAAGGTGGCGACGACATTTGGAAGATTTACAATTTTGACTTCGAGCGCAGCAAGTTGCTCAATGCTTTTGGCGGGGATTTAAATGCTGCTGAAGTATTTGCAAAATCGCAAGGCGCAAAGAGTCTGAACGCTTATGCTGCCGACATCGTCAAGAACACTGTTCCAAACTACGAGCGGGTGCCGCAGTTCATCGAAGGGTTGCGGAAGCTGCCTCTTGGTAACTTCATTGCATTTCCTGCCGAGATTGCTCGTACATCCTTCAATACTCTGAACCGTGGCATTGATGAAGTGCAGATGGGCGCACGGATGATTAAAGAAGGGCGGGCTGCGGGCAATCAAGCCTTGATAAGACAAGGTCGCAGTATGCGAGACATCGGTAAGCGTCGATTGAACGGCTTTGCTGCAACCACTTTGGTGGCTGGACCGGCGGTGCAAGAAACGGCCTTGTACCTGAATGACCTGTCTCGCGATACGCTTGATGCGCTGCGTGAGATCGCTCCGCCTTGGAGCAAGAACAGCACACTTGTTCCAACATCTGTGGATAAAGACGGCAACATCACAGGTTATGTAGATTACAGCTTCACCAATCCGTACGACTATTTACGCCGTCCAGTCATGGGCATCATCAATGCAATCAATGACGGCAAAGAACTTGATCTTGATGCTAATACAATACTCGCTAACGCAGCGGCAGAGTTTTTCCGTGAAATTAGTTCACCGTTTTTGGAAGAATCGATCATCACAGAAAGACTGGGAGACCTCATCATCCGGCCTGGTGAGACACGGACCGGCTACAAAATATTCCGCTCTGAAGACACAAGAGGCGAAAAGGTTGAAAAAGGACTTGTTCATCTCTTCGAAGCGTTCCAGCCCACGATTGTGTCTGACATCATGCCTCTGGCGCAGGTATCACCCACCACAGGTGATGTAGAATACATGACGCCGGGTCGTCTTATGACCGCGCTTCTCGGACCAGAGGGTTTGGACAAAAAAGGAAATGTCAGGCAGGCCGAAGAAGAGATACTTCGTTATCTTACCGGTATTGGAGAGCAGAAAGTATCTGCCGATTCCTCGTTTAGATACCGCACCTACGATCACAACGAGGCTGCACGACAACCGCAAGGTAATTTCAACAAGCAGCTTCGAGCCTTTGGTCGAACAGTCGAAGACCCAGCCGTTGTGCTTGAAAACTACCGACAGGAAAACGAACGCAAGTTCAAAATATACAATCGTGGCTTCAAGTTAATTAAGAACATGAAAAGACTTGGTCTAAGTGAGCGAGAGATTCGCCGCGCAGCCAAAGAATATGGATTCTCTGGCTACAAGAAAATATTGCAAGGACGGTTTGAACCGGTCAACATTGATACTGAAATCTTAAATGATGTTTCTGCGTTTTATCGCAGCATAGGCCGTCCGTTTGACCGTCGTGGACTACAACGTGAGTTGCAAAAAATAAGACGCGAGTATCAAACTCGCAGGCTTACCGCAGAGGGCGTGGAAGAAAGACAACGTCGTGCATTCCCTGTTGAGACATCTCAAGCACCAACAACCACGGAAGTTGCCCCAGCGCCGGCGGCACCCGTGGAAATGGGGGCCGCTCCGATTCTCCCTAGTGTAGCGGCCCCCGCACCTACGCCACCAGGACCACCGACCACGGATCTTGGGTCACTGGTAAAGGATCCAAGGACCAGAGAGCTAGTTGAAAGACAAAGGGGATTGGGATGAACCTAGAACAACTACAAAAAGAGCTAGCAGCCGACGAAGGATGCAAGCTGGAAATTTATTTAGACCATTTAGGCTACCCTACCGTCGGGATTGGGCACCTTATTCACGAAGATGACGACTTGCACGGCCTGGAAGTAGGCTCTGAGGTCTCTCAGGAGCTTGTCGATGAACTATTCCACGACGATGTGCAACGAACTCTACGAGATTGCGAATTTTTGTACAGTGATTTCAATGACTTACCGGAAGACGCACAATTGATCATCGCGAACATGTGCTTTCAATTAGGCCGGCCTCGCCTATCTGGCTTCAAAAAAATGAAGGCAGCGGTCGATTCGAGG